GATATCTGAATCTATCTTTAAGGTCATTAATAAGTTGAATCTTTTGGAAATCAACTTCATCATCACTAAAGTTAAATATATTTTTATATGCCCAATCTTTAGATACCATATTTAGTGAAGCAATATCACCAACTAATCTAACTTTTTCACTCCAAAGATTTACTTTTTCTTGCTCATAAATAGTAGATGGATTAACTAAGTTTAATTCAAAATCTACCATTTCCTTACCCTCAACACCCTGAGATGCTAAGTGAGTTACTGCTAATTTAGTTAATTCTGAAATTAAAGTTCTTTGTATTCTTTCGATTGTTCTTGCAAATCTTACATCTTCTGCAGCTAGAGTTGCTTTACCATTTACATTCTCATCATATCCTAAATATGCTTTTGGAATCTTTAGAGCTGCAAACATTTTATTCTTTAAGTAATCGATATCATCAATTGATGTGTATTCTAACCCACCTAATGAATCTATTTGAGTACCACTATCACCACCCCTAACAGGCAAAAAGAAATCTTCAGTTAGGTTTTGGATGTTATACTTTAAGTTATAATCACCAGTCTTTTTATCCACAAATGGAGTTTTCTTCATTTTGTTGATAATCTTTTGCATATAGTTATCAACTTCTTGTGGAGGAATGTTACCAATATCAATTTTGAAAACTCTCTTATCAGGTGCTCTCATAATCCTATGAATTAACATAGCATCTTCCATAAGAGAAACTTGTTTCCAAATTCTTCTACCATTTTCAATCATTGCCTTTCCATAAGGAAGGAAGTTTGTATCTGATAATAATCTAAAATGAACTATCTCATAGTTCTCATACTCACCTTTACCATTTGGGTCGTGATTTACTTTAAACTTAATATAATTTGGATTATTTGGGTCAGTATTCTCCAATCTTTCGGTTTCATAAACTGGAAGTGGTCTTACGTTAATAATACCAACACCGGGTTGTATTTCTTGTAGTAAAAAGAAATCTCCATATTTAACCATATTTCTTGTCCAAGACCATAGGTTAAACTCTATATTTAAAATATCATAGAATAAGTTTTCTAATATTTCTTTTACTTTCTCATTTTTGGATTTAATTTGTACAACTTCACCAAATTCATTTTTTAATGTGGATTCATCTGCGTATATATCCAATGCTGATGAGATAATCGGGTCATTATCCATTGCATCATAATCCCTGAATAGTTCTCTACGAACTTGATGGTAAGCCATTGATTGAGCTGCCATCTGGTCTCCGTGAAAAGACCTTTGTAATTTAGTATATCTATCTCTTAAATTAAAAAGATTAGTACCACCCTGCTGTCTATCATCAGTATCAACTACCTTTCTCTTCCCATCTTTATCAACCTTTACGATTGCTTGAGTAGAAAAAAGTTTAGTTAACCTTTCAAAAAATGAACTATTATTTTGTTCTGCCATTTTATTTACTTTATGTTATAATCTAACTAAGATACAAAAAAATTTTGATATATCCTAATTTTATTACCATGCTTTACAACTCCAATACCTAGCCTTATGTCTTGGTCCTGGTGTATCACAATTATGTCTAGCTCTAAAAGCTTTTCTTCTTGATGGAATATCTTTCTGAATCTGCATTGTCTTTTCACCTGCTTTTTTAGCCGATGTTCCTCCATGTCCGAAATTTACCTTTACAACATTTCCTTTTGGGTTTTTAACATATACTTTAAACTTCTTAACATCACCCCTCATAGGTTTGTTTAGTTTAACTTTTCTACCTTGATATTCAGCTTCGTTAATATCCTCTTTCATATCTCTTAGAAAGTGGATAAACTCTTTTAAATCATCATAGTTTTCAACATCGTATTCTTCAATGCTTCCATCTAATGATAATTTAAATTCATTATAAAGTTCTTTAGAATAATTTTCCATACTTAATCCCTATATTTAACCTATACTATATAAATATAAAATTTTTATTTTATAACCATTTAGTTAAATCCTCAATATCATCACCAACCTGCATTTGCCAAGGATTTTCATCAACATCATTTGTACCATAAACCCCACTATAAGTATAAGTTGATATACCATCAATCGCTCTTTTTGTTAAATCGATACCTTCTTGTCTTAATCTCAAAGCAGTATCTCTAACCCATAGAGAAATTGCTAAACTCATTGTTAAATCATCATTATATCCTCTCATAGCTTCAGCTCTACCATTCATCCATATAAATGTGAATAATTCATCAATAGTTCTAACTGAACGTATTATAATTGATTTCTCCCTAACATACTCTTCCAACTTTGAAATAATCAAAGGTCTTGTTCTTGAAGTAGTTGAAAACCCAGCTACCATACTCTTATCTTGAGAACGATACCTATTTGAATGTTGATGTTCAGTATCTACATACTTTAAATCCTTACTCATATAATAAAGGTTTCCATAATTTCTATCAATTACTTGTTGAATAGTTGCCCAACCAATGTTTGCATTTTCAATTACTAACAATGCATTGTTATATTCAGTTGCTAGAGATACTAAGAAATTACCAAAATCTTTGGTATCTAACTTACCTCTATATTCAGCTACTTGTTCAGATGCTTCAACATCAATAACATGAGCTGCTGAGTAATCCGATGAATCACCTCTCGCAACATCCGCTACAACTATATAAGTTTTTGTATAATCAGGAAATTGCCATTTCCATAAGTTTCCGTCAAAACCACCCCTTTCAACTGGTTCTTGTACATAAGTTTCTTTGTAAAATTGAAGTATTTGTGGGTCAATAACCGAATCACCAGAAGATACAAAATCACAATCACATTCTTGTGCTGCTCCTTTTGGTCCTAATAGAGTTTCTTGTTCATCTCTCCAACTTTGGTCTCTTTCTGGGTGTACACTCCAATGTAATCTAATGTTATTAAATCCATTAGTACCATCTTCAGAACCTACCCAAGTTTTGTGAAAGAAGTTACCTACACCATTTGGAGTAGATAAAATAATTGCGTTACCACCCGTTGATAATGTAGATTGAGCCGATACCCAAATTTCTTCAATCTTATCAATGAATGCCGCTTCATCAAACACCAATAAAGATAGTGCTTCAGAACGTCCTGCATCTCCAGCAGCTGAAGTTGCTTTGATTTGAGAACCATTTGAATATCTAAGGGATAGTTTATTATCTTCAACTGTTGTTAGTTTTAACCAAGATGGTAGATAATGATTCATTACTCTAACCTTAGTTACTAAGTTTTTTGCTACTTCTTGTTTTGTTGCAATTACCAAACAATTGAAATCATCATTAAATAACATTTTCCACAAAGAGAATCCTGCAGTTAATGTTGAGATACCAGTTTGTCTGGATTTAAGAATAATATTATATCTATGGTCTTTAAAATCAACCAATGTTTCTTCTTGGAAAGGATATAGATGAAACGGAATCTTACCCCTAACGGGATGTTGAATCATACAATACTTTCGCATGAAGTAAATAGGGTCAGATGCACACTTTTTGTACTCTACCGCTATGATTTCTTTTAATGATGCTTTTTTCTTAGCCAAACTAAATTTATTTTTTTCCTATTTTCCAATACATACCACCAGTAATAAATGGTGCTAATTGTGAGGTATTAGAATTATTCTGAATACCTATACCCAATTGATATAAATTATTCTTTTTATTTTTTAGGATTAACCCAGCTCCAACATTACTGATTATATCTTCTTTGTTGAAACCACCATTCAATCCCCAATAAAATTCATTCTTTGGTAATTCTTTTACAATTGTTGTGTTATACACAGTTGGGATTTGGAAGAACCAATCCACATCTCTTGATTGGATTTGGTTTTGTGAAATGATATCAGTTAGGATACCATATCCTAAAGTTGGATTTGGTTTCTTTCCTAATGAATCAGTAACACCCTTTGGAAAATCATATGTAAGATTAAGTGTATCCTTTACTTCGTACTTTGCGAAATAATCTTCTACAATTTTCAATGTATCAATATCGATAGGAACTTCAACTTCAACAGTTTCAGTTACTACTTTAGTAATGTACTTTGGTACATATGTTGGAACTTTAACTGTTTTCTCTACAACAATAGTATCAACTTTTTGTTCTAACAGTTCGTAATCTTTACCATCTACATTTACTATTTCTTTTTCTCCTTCTTCACCACCACAACTTCTTAATAATAATACCACACATAGTGCCATTATCATTATTGTTTTTAAATCAAATTTCTTTAACCAATTCATAGTTCATAGGTTTTAATTTCATATAGGCTGTATTTCTTTTTTCTATAACTTCAGAAAGTTCTTTTTTACCATTTTCGATATCCGTTTCTATTTGCTCTCTTAGTGTTTGAACATCTTCATTAGATGACCATTTTTCAACAGAACCATCATCGTTGATATATTCGTGAATATTAGAAACTTCATGTAATGCTTGATTCCATTTTTCTAATGTATCAGTACCATATGTAGCCATATTAGAGTATATCTTATATTCTTCATATTCTTTCCACAAACCATCTAACTTAATTTGTTGTTCTCTTTTAGCTAAACAAACTCCACAAAATGTAGTTTTACTTATTAACTTTTTATCTGCTTTTGAATAGTTGTTGGTTTCACAATCATCTGCTTTACACTTAGATTGTTCTTCTAAATACTTTCTAACCTTAGAAAGTTCGTTTGATAATTTAGATTGTTTTACCTTACCATATGATTTTTGTTCGTAAACAATACCATCTTCTTCCCAAATATCACCAATATTTCTTTTGGTAGTTTCTTTAATACCAGATAGTGAAACTTGAGTATCTTTTTGATATTCTCCAGTTTGAATCATATTTACCAACTTTCTACGAGTTGGATGCATATATTTTTTATTGAATTTTTTCTCAGCCATATTTTGTAACTTATATATTCATATATATAAGTATTGGATTTTTTACTATTCGTAAAATAAACCGAGTATCTGATTGAGTGGAGCGAATGTTCCAGTAAGTTTGAAAGTCTTACCACCATATACAAATACGATACCCTCATTAGGAACTATCTTATTAGTACCACCAATAGCGTTCAACCTTTGTAGTTCTAATTTAAGTTTATTAATTTTCTTAACATCACCTGATTTCTTAACATCTTTGATTGTTTTATCCAATCTCTTTTTCATATCCCTAACTGCTTTATCAGGATTAGCTGCCAATACTGAACTCATAAATGAAAGTATATCTGCTCCGATACCTAAGAAGATATCTTCGAATGGTCTAATGTTATCTTTAGCCATTTTAGTGTGGTCATTCTTATCAATTCCCTTTGCCCATTCCATTGTTTTTACATCAGTTAGATTTTTCTTATCTAATCTAAATGATTTATCGTAGAATGCCCATCTCTTAACTAATCCCATTAGAGTTTTGTTATCTAACTTAGTTGGAGATTTCTTATTTACAAAATCCATCCAAAATGCTTGATGATAATCAGCGATTCCATCGTTATCTTTTAATTTGAATTTAGATTGTAATTTTGATATCTTAGAATTATAAGAACCTTTTAGTTTTCTTAAATCTTTTGATTTAGGTAATTGATTAATTGGAGGACCAGAAATAGTATATGCTGATTGAACTTGTTGATTAACTTGTTTAATCATACCTGCCAACATTCTAGCAGCGTCTTGATTTTCACCAATAGCAACACCATCTTCATTATACTCCATTGTTCCGTGGAATACTAATAGTGCTTGTCCGTAAGGTATTACATTAACAGAAGTTGGATAGATTACCTCCAAATTCATAAAACATGCTCCTCCTTTGAAAATCTTATCTCTCTGCTTTTCACTCAACTTAGATATTGCCTTCGTTAAATCCTTCATTGC